GCACAGAACCAAGACATCATCAACCTGCAGAACCAGATGGGCGCGCAGCAGCAGACCCAGCAGCAGAACATCCTGTCGCAGCAGTATCAGGACTTCCTCAACCAGCAGAAGTATCCGTACCAGCAGCTGGAGTTCATGTCGAACATCCTGCGCGGCACCCCGATGGGTACCGTTCAAACGCTGTACGGCGCGGAGGCGTCCCCCATTTCTCAGCTGGCCGGTCTGGGCACCGCTGCGTATGGTGCGAGCAAGTTGATGGCTGAAGGTGGTAGTGTGGACACGCCGTCCAACGGCCTGATGGATTTGGCGATTGCCGAAATGATGGGGGGTGATGCAGCATGATGAACGTCGAACAAATCACCTCGCAGCTGGCCATGATGCCAGATCAGGCGCTGCAGAAGTACGCCATGATGCACAAGGACGATCCCTACGTCATGGCTCTGGCGGTGTCGGAATCCCGTCGCCGCAAGCAGATGCGCGCCGCTGGCGCCATGCAGAACCCTGCTGCCCAGCCGCAGCCTAAAGTGGCCGACCAAGCTCTGATGGAGATGGGCGCTGGCGTGGATCAGCTGCCCGTGCAAGACATGAACTTTGCCGGTGGCGGCATTGTGGCGTTCGCTGGTGGCGGCCAGCCGTACGAAACCCCGTACGACCGTATGAACCGGGAAAACCGGGAACGGGCCGCCTTGAACGCCCCGCAAGAGATCGTACTGCCGGCAGGCACCTCGCAGCAAGAAGCCGAAATGGTTCGGATGCAGAACCCGACGGCCAACGTGCGTGTCGAGGGCAGTGGCTCCGCATGGGATAAGCTGGGCCGGGCGTTTACTTACAGCTCGGATGTAGAGGCCGCGAAGACCCCGCAGGCATCGTATTCCAATGAAGGCCGCCGCGTGCCCCAAGTTTCCGCCCCAGCACAAGCTGGCAGTGCAGGCTCTGCACAGGCCGGTGGACTTGGTGCGACTCCAGAAGCTGCCGCTCTCAAAGGTACTCCCGGTATCGGTGCTCCGTCCGTCAAAGGCGCTCAGCAGACAGCTGAGCAGTTCTACGACACCAAAGCAGTCCTAGACGCGCAGAAGCAGCACACTGACGCGGTCGCCGCCGAAGTGGAAGCCTCGCGCAAACGCCGTCTGGAGGGCAAGCCCGAAGGCAAGGCGTATTCCAAGTTCGAGGAAATGCTGCAGCAAGAGGAAGCTGGCGCAGCCAAAGAGCGTGACGAAGCCACAGGCGTAGCCATCCTCAAGGCGGGGTTGGCCATGATGTCGGGGACCTCTCCAAACGCTTTTGCAAACATTGGCAAGGGCGCAATGGAAGGCCTAGGGGAGTACACCAGCGCCATAAAAGACATGAAAAAAGTCGCCAAAGAGCGCCAAAAAGCTTTTGCGGACATCGAGAATGCTCGCCGTGCAGAAGCGCGCGACGATTGGAAGGCTGCCAATAAGTGGGAAGACGAGGCGTCCGAGAAGCTGTCGAAGGCCCGAGAGCTCGGGGTCAAAGTTCTGACGGACGTTACCGGCAAGAGCGCCGAGATTTCTTCCAAAGTCTATGACCGCCAAGTTTCTGAGGCTGGCAGCATGCAGCGTACCGCCATGCTGGCGGGTGCCCGCGATGGGGGTGGCGACAAGCAGACTCTCAACGAACTCAAAGCCCTGCAGACCAACCTGCAGAACCAGCTCAAGACGGAGTTCAACAAAGAGATGCGCGCATCCATCAACGCGCAGCTGGCCCAAGTCAACGCACGGATTGCGCAAATGGCAGGTCTCGGTACAATGGGGGGAGCCCCCGGCGCACCAAGCCCCGGCGGAACCATGTCTGGCTGGGGCAAAGCCTCAGTAGTTAACCCGTAACGACCATGCCACTCTACCGCATCACAGCCCCCAACGGACAAACCTACGAGATTGAAGGCCCCCCGGGGGCAAGTGATGCGGAGGTCGCGCAAGCGGTCATGGCGCAGCACCCTGAAGCGGGTCGCGCCGCCCCCGAAACAACTGTCGGTGGCAACATCAAAGAGGCAGTCAAGGGCGTTCTGCCCGGGGCTGTCGGGCTGCTGGAGTCTGCAGCCACTGGCGCTTCTGCGCTCCTCCCCGATGAAATGGAACCCGCCGTACGCGAGAAGATCGCGTCGATCGCTGGCGCCGCCAAGAAACCATTTGCAGCTGCTGAAGGCTACGAGGACTCGGTTGGCCGGCGCATCGGTGAAGGCCTTGGCTCTATCCTACCCGTAGCCCCCCTTGGCTTTTTGGGTTTGCCCGGCGTCGCCGCTGGCGTCGGTGTGGGTCTGGCCTCCGGTGCTGGCGAAGCCCGTGTCCGTGCTGAACAAGCTGGCGCTACCGCTGAAGAGCGTGGCACTGCCACTGCCGCAGGTACAATCCCGGGCGCATTTGATACGGCCATCGACATGGCGTTGGCTGCGCTCCCCGGTGGGGTCGGCAAGTCGCTGAGCGTGGTTCGCCGCGCTTTGGTGTCGGGCGGTGTGGAAGGTGCCACGGAAGCTGCACAGGCCATCGCACAAAACTTGATCGCCAAAGGCGTATACAAGCCTGACCAAGCACTTTTGGAGAGTGCCGGTGAAGAAGGTGCCTACGGCGCTGGTGTGGGTGCGATCGCCAGTGTCCTGCTGGATATGGCAATTCCCGGGCGCAGTTATGGGTCGCGACTACCCGCACAGGAAAAACCCGGAGCAGAGCCGGGCGCCCAAGGCGAGATGTTCACCCCTGCTGAGATGGGCGTGGGCCGAGCTCCTGCTACTACCGCAGCTGAGCAGGCTATTACCGAACCGGCAGCTGCTACTACCGAAGGCCAGATGGACCTTGGCCTCGACTTCCAGCGAGACATCGAGCAGCTGTATTCCGAACGCGAACGTCTCAAGCAGGCCGAGCAGACCCCTGAAGTCAAGCAGCGCGTGGCCGACCTGTCGGACCAGATCAGCAGCTACGAAGAAATGAGTGTGGCCGAGCGCCGTGCGCAGGCCGCCACGGAAGCTGAGCAGGCTGCAAAAGACGCCCGTGGGCGTGAGACGTTCCCGGCTCTGGCCAATGCCCCTGAACTGATGGCCCAGCCTGATGAGGTCAAAGCCCGCACCCAAGGCGACTTGTTTGGTGGCGAGCCTGCTGCAATTACCCCTGCAGCCGCTGAACCTACTGAGCCAAGCGCACCTACTCCGGTGCCGCCCTATGCCCGAACAGGCCCGTACCAATACAAGCTGCCGCTGCGCGCGCAGCCGACGCCCACTACGTTCACCATGCAGGATGTGGAGAACACCGGCATCGCCCCGAGCACAACCCGTGGCTGGTTCGAGCAGAACGTAGCCGGCAAAACGCAGGCTGAAGTGCAGCAGCTGGTGACCAAAGACCCGAGCCTGTTGGAAGGCAAGGGCAAGCGCGCCAAGATTCTGCGCGAGCTGCTGGCTCCGCAAGCCGCGCCATTTACTGAGGAGAAACCCCGTGTCCCGAAGGCCCCTATTCCTAAAGCTGAACAGCGACCTGAGCCCCGAGCAAGTGAGCCTAGCGTGGCAGTACCTAGCGAACCTGCCGGAGTACAACCCCCTGCTGTCCCCGTCGCAGATACCGGAACCCCCGCCGGAACTGAAGGACCTGTCAGCAGCGGATTGGTACCTGCTGGAGAACCTGTTGGACAACGAGATGCAACTGAAAGAGCACAGCCAGCTGCAGTAAAAGAAGCCCCGCTGCCCGAGGCACCCAAGCCTGCTGCTGTGCAGCGGTTGGAGCGTGCCCGCACGCAAGCTGAGTTCAACGCCGCCATGGATGAGCTGGTGTCTATCCAGCGCTCCGCCGAGCATCCAGACAAAGACGCAGTGGGCGAGTTCATCGGGTCCAACGTCGCCAAGTACCCCGAGTTCGAGCGTGCCCTGCAGGCCGCTGAGCTGCGCAACCGTCCGAAACAACAAGCCCCTGCCGCACCCGCTGTGCGTGCGGGAGAGCCCAAGGCCAAGAAGCCGTTTGTGCCCCGCAAGAACGACGCGTTCTACGAGCCGGTTGGCATCGACCCCAAGACTGGCAAAGTCATCCGTGGCCCGCAGCTGCTGATCCAACCGATCGACGACAAGCGCGCCCGACGCTACCTAGAAGAATCCGCTGCCGACACTGGCACCGGGGAAGACATCCGCGACCTGTTCGCAGACATTGACGCTGAGATCGAGGCAGAAGCTGCGCAGCCTGAGCTGGACTTCAACGCTCCGCTACAGGAGCCGCGAGTCGAAGATGCCGCGCCGGCCAAAACTCCGACACCTTCGGACGAAGCCACGCTAAAAGCCATCGACGGTAAGCCCATGCTGGATGTGGCACAGTGGGCTGCAAAGAATCTGCCGGACCCTGACCAGAAGGTGATTGCCCAGCGAGTGCTGGTCAAGCTACGCCAGCTGGAAGAACTGGGCGTTACGCTCAAGCCTATCCAAGTGACCCCAGAAGGGCGCCGCCTGATTGGGGCGCGCGGTGCGACCACGCTTGCCAAGAACCGCGCTACGGGGGGCCCGACCAGTATCGAGATCGTGCTGAATCACCCCTCAACTGGCGCGTACGCCGGTACTAATCCAGAAACCATTTTGCACGAGCTGCTGCATGCAGCTACGATGGGCACCATTGAATTAGGCCGCTACAAGTCCGCTGCGGGTACGAAGGTGGGGGATGCCACTCGTGAGCTGATGGCCCTTACCGATGCGGTTATCAAGCACTTCAATGCGCGCGCTGCAAACGGCCAAGCGGGGCTTACCGACTTTGAAAAGGAAATCTACGCCCGGGCAAATAACGCTCTTGCTGACCAGCACGAGGTCTTGGTATGGGCGCTCACCAACCGTGAGATGCAGCAGTACATGGAGTCCATCCCCTACAAGGGCCAGACCGCATGGAACAAATTTGTCACGTTCATTCGTGACCTGTTGGGCATTCCGGCCAAGGCCGACACTGCGCTATCCGAGGCTCTGCGTGTTGGCGACATCCTGTTGGGGTTGAGCAAGGAAGACATCAAGGGTGCCGAGCAGCAGACAGGGAAAAAATTTGCTGAGCAACGTGGGGGCAAGCCCATCTCGTTGACGGCTGACGAACAGGCGTACTTTGAATCGGTCTTCGCCAGCCCCAATGATCTTGCGGAGCTCCACGAGCTGGCGCCATCCGCCAAGTTTGATGGCGGCACATTGACTGTTGATGAGTCCGACATGAGCGGGCTGGACGATTACGTGGCTGATACATGGGCCGGGGCCAAGAAAACCTATGGCGGGGAAGGCGCCAAAGGACTTCCCAAATCCTTCGCTAATGCGGGCGCTAAGTTCATGCAGAAAGCTCGGGCCGCAGGTTCGGTACGTACACAGTTCCAAGTCTCTGCCTCTACCGAGTCTTTGGTCGACAGCATGGGCGAGCTTGACCCGCAAACCAAGCGCAGCCTCAAAGACCTCATCACTGGGTTCAAGCAGCAGGACGAGCTGGGCTATGCGGTTAAGTTCCGTACCCAGACCGCTGATGCCGCTGCCACAATCGAGCATCGCTTGCGCGAGCAGTTTGACGGCGCCGTGCGCGACAGCATGGGCAAACTCAACCCCATGGGCCTGTACCGTCAGGCGCAGGACTACACCAAGACTCTGCTGGAGTTTTTCCAGACTGGCGGCTTGACCAAGGATGACGCCACTGGGCTGTGGGTTGTGGAGAACAAAGCGGGGGTGCGCCCCCCAGCTGAGGTGTATGCACTGATCGACGCGTGGGGCGCTAAGAACGGGTACAGCCGCGAACGCGCTACCCAGATTGCCAGCCGTATCATGGAAGGTGTGCGTCTGGACGCCATGCGTACCGCCAACAAGACCCAAGGTACCGGCTTCCTGCTGCACCTCAAGGACAACGAGATCGACCAGCTTGTGGCTGAATACAAGGCAGACCCTGACCTGCAGGCCATGAGCAAAGCGATGGACGAATCCCGTCTGACCATGGTGGACAACATGGTGGCTGTCGGAAGATTGACACCTGAGCAAGGTGCGGAGTGGAAAAACGTCGCTGGCTACGTGCCGTTCGACCGCATTGACGACTTCGCAAATGCCTTCACCAAGATCAAGAAGGTCAGCAACAAGGGCTTGGCCCAAGTTGGCAAGCTGCCGGAACTGGTGGGCTCGATCAACCGTCCTGTGGGCAACGTGTTCGACAACTACTTGAACACCCTCGGCTGGATGGTTGGCCAGACCATGAAGACCGACGGCACTGTGCAGACCCTGCGCAGCTTAGAGAAGCTCGGCTTTGCCAACTTCCTTGGCCGCAGCACACAGCAAAAGCCCAACACCGTCGGCGGCTACGTCAACGGCGAGATGATGTATTGGGAGCTGCCCAGCAAGTACGACGTGCTGGCGTTCAAGGACCTCAACCCACCCAAGGCAGGCTGGCTGCGCAACCTCGGCAAGTTCTCCAACGTGCTGCGTAAGTCGGTTACGGCTCTGCCGCCCTTCGCGCTCAAGCAGGTAACGGACGACGTGCAGCGTGCCATCATGACTTCGGGTGTGAAGAACCCCGGCGCCCTGCTGCGCATGTCCTTGTCGAACTTCGGCGGGCTGGCCTTTGCTGAACTGCGGGGTATCCAGCATCCGATCGTCAAGCAGTTTGGCCGCATGGGGCTGACTGGCGAGTACGACTTCGAGGCTGGCAAGCCTGCGGACTCTTTGCTGAAAGACCTTGGGTACAAGGAGCGGAAGGTACTTGGGTCCTCGAAAATCGGCACCTTAATACACCGACTGGACGGCATCACACGCGCCTCCGATCTGGCAGTTCGCAAGGCCATCTATGACCAGACGCTCAAGGAATCCAACGACCAGCTGCTGGCCCAGACCCGTGCCCGTGAGTTCATTAACTTCCGCCGCAGGGGCGCCAGCGACTTCGTGGGCGCGATGGTCACGACCATCCCGTTCTTCAACGCTTACATCCAAGGTATGGATGTGCTGTATCGTGCAGCCTCCGGCAAAGACTCCAGCTCCTCTGTGGGTCGGGCGCAAGCACGCCGCATGTTCTGGAGCCGCGCAGCCACTGTGATGATGCTCAGCTCGCTCTACGCTCTGGGTGCTGGAGACGACGAGGACTACCAAGAGATGGACCTGCGTACCCGGGACAGCAACTGGATTTTGCCGGGCGGATTTAAGATGCCGGTACCGGGCGAACTGGGCGCGCTGTTCAAAGTTATCCCCGAGCGCGTGGTGGAATACATGCGCCGCCAAGGAACCCCCGAAGAGCAGACCGCATGGGAAGCTACCCGCACGGGCCTGAGCTACATCTTCGAGCAGTACGTGGGCCGTGTGACTCCTGTGCCGCAGGCTGTGAAACCTCTGCTGGAGGCATGGACCAACTACTCGTTCTTCACTGGACGCGAGCTGGAAGGTATCTACCAAAAGCAGCAGGACCCGAGCCAGCGCCGCGCATCCAACACGTCCGAGCTGGCCATCGCCATTGCCAACTTTGCCCGTGACGTGGTTGGCGTGGACAAGGTATCCCCCATCCTCGTGGACAACGCCCTGAACGGCTACTTCGGTTCGACCGCTGGTCTGCTGGTGGCTGCAACGGATTCCTTGCTGAACCCAACGCGAGTGGATCGCCCCCTGCATAAGTGGGCACTGGTGTCGAACTACATGTACGACCCGGTGGGCACCCGCCGCATGACCGAGTTCTACGAGGAGCGCGAAAAAGTTGGCCGTGCCAACGCCACGCTCAACGAGCTGGCCAAGACCGATATGGACAAAGCCGCCGACTACGCTGAGAAGAACGCAGACATCCTGATGCTGGAGAGTGCAGTCAACTCGACGCTGGAACAGCTGGAGCGTACCCGGGCCTACCGCAAGTACCTCAACAGCCCGCTGGGCGCCGAGAGCATGACCAAGGAAGAGCGCGAAGCCGAGCTGCAGGAGCTGCGTAAGATCGAGGTGGAGCTGACCGGCTGGCTGCGAGAAGCCAAAGCCTCACTGCGTTAACCGACGCGCCAGACCCGAGCCCCGTACCGCCCGTATTCCACGCGGGTGCGTACGGTGAGTTTGACCTTCAAGCGCCGCTCGATAGGCTGCAGGATGTCCCGTACCTGCATGGCGGTGGCTACGGTAGGTATGAAGAAAGAGGAGCCGAGGGTCACCCGGCTCCAGTCGATGTAGTACTCGACGTTCTTGATCTGGACGACCCGGGGGTCGCCTTCAAACTTACGTTTCGGTCGGCCCATCTGCGAACGCGCTTTCATCAAGACCGATCGCCGCACCGTCGAACACGTAGCACCGCACCGCCAGACCACTGAGGCCGCCCACCGCACCGGCACCGATGCGGGTGGTAGCTGACTTGCCGTCGTACTTGACGATGCCTGCAGTAGCCAGTTTGGCCAGACTGTCCTTCACGTCCACCTGCCGCCCGGCGAAGTACTTGCGGTACTCGGCCACGGTGATGTACAGTTCTTTCGTGTCTGGCTCGTACCGAAGCTTGAGGGAGCCCTTTGGCATCGTGATTGGCGCCACCAGTGCCCCGCCCTTTGTCGGGTGGTTGATGACCAGTGCGTTGTTGACGTTTTCGTTGATGAACGCAGCCAGCGTTTCCTTGGCCACGGTCAGCATGTCCCCAGTCTCACCCTTTGCAGTCGACTTGGCCTGAGCCACAACACCCAGAGAGTAGTTGTAGATGCGCTTGACGTCGATGTTGTGCAGACCGAGCTTCCTAGCGATCATGGCGCCCGTGAAGGCACATGCCAATATGCACGAATAGAAACGGTCTGACTGGTCCAGATTCATTGCTTGGTCGATCTGCGCCTGCATCTTCAGGCAGGAATCCCGCACTGTGTCGATGTTGCTGACCACAAACTGGATGAACAGAGGGCCAGCCACGCCGTAGTTGTCGTTGAGCTTGCCAAACACTGAGTCGATCTCAGACTTGGTGGAGCCGGTGTACTTCGGCACGGAGATTTCCAAGATGCGGCGCAGTTCGCCGTCGGCTGTGTTTTTCAACTGCTGCAGTGCATCGACCACGGATGCGTTACCAGACGTGATAGTAATGTTGCACCAGTTCGTGGAGTTGGCGCGCAGCTTGTTGGTCTGCGCTTCCATGCGGTGCTTGCCCCTGCCGGATGTAAAGCCGTACGCGTAGTCAGACAAGACCTCGGCCTTCTCGTTGGTGATCTCATCGACTGTGAACGCAATGCTGTTCATCATGCCCAGCATGTGCATCTTGGACGCGTAGGTGTCTTCCTTTTTCATCAGTAGCTCATCTGGTGAGCCAAAGATGGAGTTGACAACCATCTGGGCCGTGGACTTGCCGGAGCCTGAACCGTTGTGCTTGAGGTGCACCTGAGCGCCCTTGACGTGGTTGCCGCCAATGAGTTTGAGCAAGGGCGAACCAAACCCAAAGAATAGTGTCAGCGCATGCGGCTCCAGACCGGGGCGGTCGTAGAAGTTCACAATGTCGCGCCACTCTTCTAGGGTGCCTGTGGGTCGGAATGACGCTGCCAGCTGCCGTGTTCCGCTGGCCGGGGGTGCGAGCTTAACGCCCCCTGCGGTGTATTCCACTTCACCAACAACGAAGCCCTGCATGTCGTGGGTCCAGCCCATTTGGTTGCGGGTCTTGCTGGCGGAGTACTGCTGCTGCAGCTTGCGAATCGTTGATGCAAAGTAAGCCATAAGGGCGTCCAGATGTTTCCCGTATGCGATGACCCCGTGCTTAATCAGCAGGTCCCGCATCTTGTCTTTGGTGAACAGCGTGGTGACCGGAGCGTAGAAGCGGCGCACGCCGTCGCGCTTCATGTGCAGGTTGATACCCACCATCTCACCGTCGCCATCGCCACCTTCGTCGATGTCGTAAAAGCGTTCTGTCAGGTAGAGGTCATGCGGGTAGATTTCAACTTCCTTAACCTCGCCATCTGCAGATGTCTCTTTCTTGAACACGCCGCCGTTGGTGCCACGGAAGTATGGATACGGGTAGGCCGGGATGGCCATGGTCACTGCTGGAGACTCTTCGTCCTGCGGCTTCTCGATCATGTACTGATCGTTCTCGACCGGGGACTCCTGCACGATCTTGCCCAGCATGATGGGGCTGCCGACTTTCTGCTTGCAGCCTTCGCACCCAGCCGGGTTGTTGGCGCGGTACCACTCACAGGTATAGGGGCCCTTGGTCTCTGCAGCTTTAGCCTCGGTGTTGGCCGGTGTGTAACCGGGGTGCGCCTTGGAAAGCTGGTGGATGGCCTTGGCTCCGTCCTCACAGCGCGTAGCCACCGATAGGGCAGCACGCCACAGGGGTTCTTCCAGTGTAGCGGCGTCGACGATCGCGATCTTGATTTGGTTGCAGCCGTCGTCTTTGAGACTGCGGCGCACGATGCGGTTAAATGAGCAGGAGGGGAACTCACCGCCGCCCACGTCACGCGACGTGTCGTCCATGCCAAACTGTTTGGCTGCGGACAGATCAAATGCCGGTGTGGGGAGCAGCTTGACGAAGTCCGCCAAAGACACCGCAGTACCTGCAACCCCCACTTGCACGGGGCGCTGCTGGTTGTTCTTAAAGTTGTAGGTGCCGGGCACGCGCAATATACGCGCACGGTCCGCAGTCACCGCAGGGTCTGCATGCAGGTTGTGGTCTGCACACATCTTCTTCAAAGCCCGGGCATGGGGGAACCATACCTCGGCGGGGACGTCTTCCGTCAGAGGCCAGTACACATGCAGGCCACCACCAGAATTGACGACGTAGGGTGTCGGAAAACCGACAGAGCGAACAAATTCGCTCAAGGCCACAGAGGCCTCGTTTTGGTCGGCATAGGGTTTACCTAAGCCGCAGTCAAGATCAAGGAAGAACGCCCGCAAGAAAGCGGCGTTGTCGGCAGTACGGCCATCGGCAGCGTCTTTGAAAGACGCCAAAGCGAAATACGCATCTACCCCTTGAGAGGCCATGCCATCAGCGGCAGCCTCCACATCAGCAATCGTAGGGTGGAACGATTGCCTGACGGTGCCTGACCGGATACCCACGGCGCAATAGACGCCCTGTGTGGGTAGAACGGAGTTGAGAAAGTCAGCCACAAAACCTCACGGACAACTGGATGAGACAAAAAGGGCGACGAGTTTCCCCGTCGCCCGACTGAGAGATTACTTGCGCTTGGCTTTGGCAGCCAGCATCCCTGAAGAGATCAGTTCTGCTGCGCGAGTCATCTCAGCAAGGTAACGCGGGTGCGGTACCGTTTGCCCAGTCATCCAGTTGTAGACCGTGCTACGTGAGACCCCAAACCATGCAGCCAGATGCGAGATCGGCTGGTGATTACGCATGCAGGCCTTGACAAGTACCCGCAGTGCAAGAGGCTCGTGCTTCACGCTCTTAACGCGCTGAACAAAAAAGGAATCGTACCCGCGCATTACCTTCACTCCTCGTCCGTAGCCCAGTCATCCAGAATCGCAGCGACGTTCTTCGCAGCGGGGGCGGCAGCCTCAGCCTTGGGTTTGGTAGCGCGCTTGGTTGGCTCAGCCACTTCCTCAGCTTCGACCTTAGCTGCAGGGGCAGCTTCTTGGAAGGCTTGCGGCAGGGCAACCTGCTGCTCACCCTTGGCCTTGCCCACGTTCATCTTGAACTCGACGGCTTGCTTGGCGTCCTCAGTCTGGCTCTGCTGCTTGCCCAGTTCCCACTCTTCGCGGGTCAGGGGGCGCACTGCGCGGAACTTCAGGACAGGCACAGCCTCGCTGGTGTCGAAACGAGCTTCGGTCACGATGCCGGTGATTGGGATACCGTGGCCAGCAAGGAACTTGCCGAACGCTTGCAGGGGCATCTTGTCACCATCGGCTTTACCGAAGTAGGACTTGGCAGGAATAGACAGGCGGTAGATGTTGCCACCGATGTCGTTTTCCAGAGCCACAGCCAGACGCTTGCTGTAACGGCAGGCACGAGACTTACCGTCGCCGGAGCCTTCGATGTTCTGCTTGCAGGTAGCGCAGCTGGAGCTTTGCGGGTTGGGGACTTCCTCGTTGGGCTTGTCGCCTTCAGCCGACCAGCAGGTAGGCTTGATGTCCTTGCCTTCTTCGTACTTCTCAGCGTAGAACGTGCGGGAGACGCCCTTGCTGGATGCAATCACCACAAGGTTCATGGCGCGGTCTTCGTTTTTGGCGACCTCTTCCCCGCCAACCACCATACGCCAGACGCCACCTTTGATGGAAATCTGTTTGCCGCCGGACGAGCCGGCAATGTCTTTGGTGGTTTCATCTGACGCTTCGCGCAGATAGTCGGGAACCATGGAACCGGATTGGAAGAGTGCGATGTTGCTCATAAAAATTTCCTTTGGATGGGAGGTTACTTTGTGGCCCTACGGACCGTTACCGAGTACTTGGACTCGACGTTTACACCTGCAGGCATGGCATCTGGGTTCTCCTTGATGAACTCCGAAAAATTGCCTTGGGCAATCCGGCGTTCGAGAAGTTCCGGGGCGTCATGGTCGCGGATGAACTTGTACATACTGTCCCAGTCGCTGGTCCAGTAGCGTGTCTTGACAGATCGTGTGAACGACCCGAATGGTGTCTTGCCGCCGTCTTGGCCGGTGGTCTTGCAGATTTCCAGCAGTTCCTGCTCGATGACGCTCAGCTGCTCTTCGAGCTGGGCGATCTCTTCTTCCATCTGCTTTTTCTTGATGTCTTTGGCGTCACGGATTTTGACGTAGACCTGAACGAGTTTACTCGCGTCGCTCATTGTTTTCTCCTGTTGTGGTTGAAATTGTACATTGTCTAATTTAGCCGTCAAGCTCTTGTTTGTACAGTTCCACCAAATTTTGGTGTAGATCAATCTTGCTCTGGAGCATGGTGTACATGCGCCGCTCGACTGGGCTACCCTGCAGGTGGGTAACTGTAACCTTGTTTGTCTGCCCGGCGCGGTGTGCACGGGCATTGGCTTGTAGGTAGATTTCCGTAGATGACACCGGGCCCCACCAGACAACTTGGTCTGCTCGGGTAAGGGTAATCCCGTGTGCCGTAGCTTGCGGAATCATGAGAAGAACCCGTGGGTCGTCTTCGGTCTGGAACCGCTTGATGATCTCGGCGCGCTGCGTGGCGGCCACGCCACCATGAATCACCTCTGCCGTATGCCCGGCCTTGGCCATCTCATCGCGCAGCATGTCCAGCGTGTGCCGGTAGGGCACGAACACCAGAATCTTGCGGTCGGTTGACTCGATCACATCCATGAGTTCACCAACCCGGTTGGATACGTCGAACTCCACCACGTCCTTATCGTCCGTATAGACCGCCCCCTGCGAGACCTGCAGCAGCTTGTTGAGCATGGAGGCCGCGTTGACCGCAGTGATCTCGGAGCCTGCAGCGATCGTCATCATCTGCTTGCGCAGCGCCTCGTAGTACTTGGTCTGCTGCGCGGTGAGCGGGACGTCGCGTGTGTTGTACAGCATCTCTGGCAAGTCGAGGCACTCTTCTTTGGTGAATCGAATCGCGGGCTGCAGGATGTTATGCACGATTTGCTGCGCCTCTTGACGGGGTACCCACTTGTACTGGGTCAGCTTAATCATCACGCGATCGCGAAACGCGCCGAAGAACCTAGGTACGTTGGCAGGGTTGACCATCTTGGCCAAGCCGTAGGCATCCAGCGGTGACTGCGACGCAGGCGTACCCGTCATGAGCCACAGACGCGTAGTAGGTTTAATCAGCGAGGCCAGTGCCTTCCACCGCTCGGTCGTCACGCTCTTGATGGCGTTGGCTTCGTCAACGATGATGAGATCGAACCCGCCGTTCTCCAGCTCTTCGCGCACAACCTTCACGCCGTCAAAGTTGATGACGACGAACTCGTAGTTGCCCCTGACCACAGCTTGCCGCTGTGTACGTGTGCCTTGCGCGATGGCCACTGTGCGGTGCATCACGGTCTTGAACAAGTCAGAACGCCATGCAGTCTCCATGATGGACACAGGGCACACGATCAGGACGCGCTTGACCTTACCCTGCATCATCAGGTAGTCGGCAGCCCACGCCGCAGCAGAGGTCTTGCCTGTGCCAGCCTCGTTGAACACGAAGCATCTGGGGTTGAGTGTGAGAAATTCTGCAGTGGTGCGCTGGTGCGCAAACGGAGTGAACATCCCGGGCCACTGGTACCGGCCAAGGATAGGACTAGGCACGTTCTTGATACCTAGGTTGCGAAGCAATTGCACTTCGTCAAAGTCCCAGTGAACCAGCACTCGGTCCACATCGCCGTGGCGTTCCACGACCTTGCTTTTCGGGATGATCGCAGTGATCTGCGAACCCTTACGCGTGTTGAAGAGCAGGGCTCTGTCCTGCACGATTTCCATACAGACCTCACAAAATAGAAAGATTGACGGCAAAAGAAGCCCGGTAGCAGAACTACCGGGCTAAATCAAGGAGAAACACAATGAAGCGCTGGTCACCCAGCCACTCCATCCTACATTACTTTTTGCGCTCGCGCTTGGAAATTTGAGACTTCATTGCACCGGTCTTGGTGCGGGAGAAGCTGGTGTTCTCGGACTGCGGGGCGGCTCTAAGATTAGATGCCTTGGATGTGCCGCCCTTGGATAGGGCTTTCTTGTGGTCGACGTCTACCGTAGACGGCAGATCGCCGTTGGCTTTCTCGTAGGCCCGGCGGGCCTTGTTGCGCTCAGAGCGTTTAGCGATTTGCTCTGGGGTGCCTTGGTACTTGGCGTACTCGGCGGCGTAGTTGCGTTTAGTTGCCATGATGGTGCTCACATGAAGAGACTGGGCAGAACTTGCAGAGAGCAGAACTGCGGGCATTCCAGACGCCCACTTCCAATGCACTCTCGATAGCTGAGGCCCTGCCGGCCCATTTCGACAGGATTTCGGGCAGCTGAGCCCGAGTGTACTCAGCCTTGATGATGTCGCCAACCACTACGAACAGCAGGGCGCCCTTGACCTTCTCGACCTCCGGGTGGTGGATGAACACCATGGCGGCCATCAGTTCGAGCTGTGCGGTGTCTGCGTAGCGGCTGGACTTGCCGGTTTTGTAGTCGGCTACCCGTGCCACTTTCCCGTTACGAGAGATGGCAAGATAGTCCGGGATTCCTCGGAACCATACGTCTTTGTCAAAAAAGCCACACGGCGTAAAGTCTGCTCGGATACCCATTTTTTCCTCGCACCGGATGTCGGCGTCGAGGGCAGCGAGAGGCTCCACGAATTTGCGGTACACCTCAAAACTTGCTGGCAGTGGGGTGTTGGATTGGATAAAGTCCTCAAAGGCTTTGTGTACTGCTGTTCCATAGAGGGTTGCTTCTGTGTCTTTTTGTTTGAATTTTTTGAGAATACGGACTTCGTTGTAGCGCCGGGGGCAGCCCTCAAAGTCTTTGATTGCGGAGTAGGAATGTGCGAGTGCCATAGAAAGAACCGGGAGTTGATTTGCCAACCCCCAGTGTAACCGTTAGCAGTCCCCGTAGGAAGCGCCCATACCGGATTCGCAGGACAGGGGTAGGCCGGCGGCCCACTTGGGGTTCCAGCTCATGCACTCTTCCACGTAGGCTTGGGCCTGCTCAGCTTCGGCCTCGGGGGCGATCACCGCAATGGCGTCGTGTACCGTCAGCACCACCTTGTACCGCTTGGAGATACGCAGCATCTGCTCGGCCACGATCTGGCGTGCCACCGCCTGACACAGGTTCTCGACCACCTTACCGCCGTAGATGCGCACCGGCAGCCCCTTGGACTTATAGACCAGCTCACGCTTGCCTTCGTCGTTGACAACGACCTTGAGGTCTGGGTACTGGATGTGCAGCCCGCTGGGCAGCGTCAGCATAGGCACCGTGCCGGGAACCGCTTGGATGAGCCCCACAGCGTCGATCTCCATGGACTGGCCGGTCATCATCGCTTCGAGCGCGCGCCCCGCTTTCGCCCAGAGGTCTGCGATTTTGAAGGAGGCACTGCGGTAGGTGTCAATAATGCGCTTGGCTTCCTCAAGCGTAACTTCAACCCCTGCCTGAGTTTTGAGGAAGGCCTGCAGTTTCTTGTGGCCGACGCCGTAACCAGCTCCAAGAACAACAGTTTTGCCAACCTGTCGCTGTGTCTTGTCGACTGACTCAACCGGGATACCGTAAATCTTCGACGCCATGAGTTTGTAAACATCTTGCTTGTCCTTGAAGGCTTGCACCAGATCGTCCTGCCCGGCCATCCACGCCAGCGTACGGGCCTCAATCTGCGCTGAGTCACAGTCGATCACCACGTAGCCCTTGGGGGCCTTGATGGACTTCTTGATCTTGCCTGCGTTCGCACCGCGTGACGGCAGGTTCTGCAGGTTTACAGAGTCTTGCCCAGACCAGCGACCAGAGTGGGCCCCGTAGTAACGCAGAGGAACAGGAAACTTGCCTCGGCCAGCCATACCAATAAAGCGTTGCGTACGAGTTTCCTCCAGTGTTGTCTTGTTGCCAAGGCGGGCAGCGACAAGGGCCTGCACTCTTTCATCGGGGTGTTCCTCCAGCGCCTTGAACGCGTCATCGGTTTTGGCAAACGCCCATGCCGTCTTACCGGTAGTCGGGCTCACTTTAGTAGGCGGCGTTACACCGACATTTTGCAAGAGCTTGGCGAACTTTTCGTTGGACATGAGAAGCTTCTTGAGCGCGTCATTGTCGGCCCCCCACAAGGCTTCCTTAGTGTCGAGGTCGCCGTCAGTAGTCACGCCGCCTTCATCCAGCAGGCCACGCACGTCGTACAGCAGTTTCTCCTTGCGGTCCACCACGTCGACGTAGTGTTGCTCCAGCAGGGTCTTGTCGAGCTCCAGCACGGGCTCGATGAACATGCGCAGCGTCAGGTCGATGAGCTTCATCTCAACCTTGGGGAACCCCCGGCCCATGTAGGCCAAGAACAACTGGTAGGTCAGGAACACGTCGAGCTCGCAGTACTCTGCATACCGCCGCAGCTCTTCTGGTGTGAAGTCATCGTAGTGCTTGCCAATCGCGTTGTTAACCTCGTCGCCCTTGATGCCGATCTTCAGACGTTCGGCCTGCGCCTTGAGGCTGTGGGACTTCTCATGCGGGAACAGTGCGCGGGACATGCCCATGATGTCCATCCACACCGCAGGCTGGACGCCGTAGCGCCAGCTCAAGATAGCGCCGTCGAAGGCCGTGTTCTGGCAAACCACCATGGCGTCTGACCAATCGAACTCTTCGAGGAACTGCCGGCACTCGGGCTTTGGCACCCACTCGGTGGGGCCGTCGTCGACCTTGATGGCAAAGCCGATCATCTCAAACATCGGGGATCGGCAAAAGTCCTCCGTAGTAAGGCGCGATAAAGAGTACTCCCTATCGTAATAGCACTCTAGGTCGAACGTAACTACCTTCATTTAGTATCTCCTGTTGATAACACCCACTCGGCGAATTGCCGAAGTTGCGCGGGTGTTGCGTTCCGTTTCATGGCGTTTGCCAGCATGCTGATGACCTGCACGTTGCCGCGCACATACCCTTTGGCGGGGTCGATTTTGTCTATGCTTGGGGACCACGGCGAAAACCCTACGCCACGGTCCACAAATCGACGGTTGAATACAGGGCACTTGGCGGGAGCGATCGACTTTACATAGGACGCAAACTCCATAGCGGTCGAGAACCCCACGCGGATTCCTCTGCGCCGAGCCGAGTGGAATACCCCTGCGGCACGCCGGTACCAAACGTCATCGGAAGGTATGTATGCGGCGCCCACTTTGCGTTTTGCAAGCAGGGCTCGTGGGTTATTCTCGCCCCGAAAGTTCCGACGCCCAGCGTTAGCTCTGGCATGCTCAGACCGGGTGCACTTCCCGCAAGACGTAGAGTGCCCCGACCGTAAGTTCGCCCCGGTTACTGCACGGGTTTCCCCACAACTGCATACACAACGCCACTTACCTTGAGGCTTTCCCCCAAGATACTCGTGGGCAGTCCACCGGCCAAAAATTTGGCCCGTCAAGTCAATGCGGCGCATGTATTACTCCGTAGATTTTTACGTAGTATACACAACTTTCATTTGTAGTCCCCAGAGCTGCCGCTTATCACGCCGATCGTATTTTCCGCCAGCAGGTTGTTGCGGTATTGTGCGGCGGTCACGGCCATGTTGGCGCCCAAATTTGTTGCGTACGCGGCGGTCACGTCTGCATACGGGTCCGTTACAGGCTTATCCGCCATCGCAAAGACGATCTCCGCATCAAACCGCACCTTGCGGGCCTCGGTGTACGCCTCAACCAGCGCAGCTTTTTCTTCGTCGGACAGGAACCAGATATACGAGCGCCCCTCTTTCTCACGTTCAAGTCGAGCACCGGGGATCAACTCGTTTTCGATGACGGACGCCCATGTCGCAAACTTATTGCGACGGATGCTGAGGCCCTTGGATTCCCCAACAGGCCCAAAAAAATCATCCGGGTTGTTCGCCATCTGGTCGATCAGTATCTGCACTCCGGGTCGTAGGTTGCTCATTGGTTTCTCTCCAGTTGATGTTTGTTTTCTTGGCGTACGCTTTGCGCTTACGCTCTGCGTCTTTTAAGCGTCGGGCCGCTTCCGGGTCCATCGGCTTCTTGTGTGCGTTCAAAAAGTCGGTAATTGGATTGGACTGCTCCGTTGATTTTGAGGACATGTAACCACCCATCAAGTTCATGCACGTTGTCTTCGTTGATGACCAGCGCCACGCCACCGGCCTCATCAATCCGTCTAAGGTTAGAAATCTGCAGGTCAGTGGGCCGATTGGTGCCGGCCTTGGCTTCAATGCCAATGAAGCGTCCGCAGTGACACACCAGAAAGTCCGGGATGCCGTGGGCCCCCATGCCGTTGGATACCGGCATGACTCGGTAGGCACCGTGCGCGGTCAGTATCGCCTTGACGTGGTTCTTAACCTTTGCTTCGGGGGTTGCTGCCATTTTGTTTCTCCAAACCCAGCATGAAAAGAACACAGCAGCCCACGTGGGCAAGATGTGAGATGCCAGTCTCAGGGTCAGTTGCTTCGCCTTTGTTGTATGCGGTCATGTGCCTGAACGCTGCAGCAGCGTAGCGCTGCATGGCGTTGTCCACGTGGCGCCAGTTGTCACGCTCGTACTTCTGGGCACCGAACATCAGCACCTTGACGATCTCGTCGAGCGCCTCATACGGGACCAGAGTGTAGTCCAGCTTTCCTGCGTCAAACTTACGCCCGACGGCGGTCACTGCTGCTTGCTGCGCAGCATCGAGTTCGGTTCCTGCGGCTTTCACCATAGTGCTTCCTCTACTTGGTTAATCGTTTGTTTCTCTATTGACCGGTGCATCTGCACCAAAATCTTTCCGTCCACGCGATCGAACGGCCACCATCGGTTTTGTTGGATGAGGGCAGTTATCTGGTGGGACGACAACGCACCAGACTGCGGCGTACTGTCCGTGGTGTTTCTTCGACGGGCCTTCCCACCTGTCGATGTAGGTGTCTGGCATGAAGCCAAGGTACTTTGCGACGTTGCCATTTTCTCTTCCTGTCATGTCGGCTAGTTCCCTAACCGTTAGTCCGTCGGGGTGGCTACGTAGTATTGCACGCAGGTCCCGCACAAGTCCTGTTCTCATTTCTCGTGCTTGTTCTGTTGGGGTTTGGTAGACGACTTGGCTCTGGAGTACACGCCGAACAGGCGGTACGAGAGGATTTCTTCCTCACGCTTTTTGTTGGTGATACCCACGAGTGTGCCGACGTTCTCGCCAGTGGCACGTCGCTTGTCAAGGTTGGCGGTCACGAGCTGCCCAAGGGTCTTGCCGTCTGCGCTCTTCGGTTTGAACGTGTGGTCCTTCATGAAGATGCTGTCACGCGGGTTGTTGTACCAAAGGAAGGGTGAATCAGGGTGACACTTGCAGGTCATGTGTAGCTCCAGCCATACGTTGTAAAAGTTGTTTCGCCGACTTACGTGCGCGGTATTCTTCGGCAATCTGCTGACGGGTCTTGGACGGACGGGGTACGTCTGCCTTGTCGCCCAGCATGTAGATGCGTGTCTGCTGCCTGCCGCTGCCTTCCCACGTGCAGATGTGGATGACGTTGGCTTTGTGCAGGTGGTAAGTGTAGTCGTAGATGGTCATGACGTGCAGGCCAGTCTCCTCGGCCAGTTCCTTGCATGTGCGCGTACCGTCGGCCAGCAGCTTAATCAGCAGTGCGTAGGTCATCGCATTAACCTTACCTGCACGTCTGGAGACGATGCTGCGGCGGCCTGTTGGGTCAAGTCGTTTTGGGTTCTTCATTGGTCTAGGTCCTCATCCGTCACGGTCAACAAACGCAACTTCATGCGCTCAAGTAGCCACAACACGTCGCCGCCATCGGCGTACGTAGATGCAAAATATTCATCGCCATCCTTGTCATATCCGCAAATTACCAACCCTTCAAGTTTGCCTTTGGTATTCTCCAGCACCATGTCAGGGTCGAGGTCGAGCCGGGTGATTCCCCGGAAAGGAATGATGTTACTCATGAATCAAAGTTTGTGTGGTTGTGGATGTATTCCATCTTCAGCATCTCGATGCCTCCGACGACTTCATACACGCTCGGGTGTGTGTTCGCAATGCCGGTCATGCGTGTGCCGTCTGCGAGAAAGCCGACGGCGTAAAAGGATTGCAGCATCCCACTCTCTGCGTCTTCCAGCATCTTGCGCAGGATGTCAATGACTACCTCCTTGGGTCCATGTGTTGGGGCTACTACCCCCGGCAGTCCGATGATGTTGCTCATTTCATTTCTCCTCTTGCTCGGATGGCGGCGGAAAGGTCGGTGTTGTTCTTCGCGTATGCGTGCACCAGATCAAGAATCGCCTCTCGTTCCTCTTCAATGGCTTTACGTGCAATGTCAATAGCATGAACGGCGAACTCTTTGCGCTCTTGCTCAACTGCTGCTGCGGTGGCAATGTCGTAGAAGCGTTCAAGGAATTTAACTTGCATTGGGTCAAACAGATCGTCGTTGCCAGCTTGCCTAGCCAAAACGATTGGGTCTTGCTTATTCATGATGATTTTTCTCCATGCGTTTGCATTCAAACACTCTGTCACCAACGTAAAACATACCCATCTTTTCGCATTCATTTGCAATGGTTGTTGCGGATACAACCCAAATCAAGCCTGCAACAGCAAGCAATATGAAAGTGCTTAACAGATGTAAAAAACCATCGCTCATGTGTTTTTCTCCTTGAGTTTGGCTTGGACATTGAGGAGTCCACTAACGTGATCGCCCCAGCGGCCTTGCTGTTCTTCTTCGTATGCGCCAAGCAATTCCAGCTCAGGCATATCAACCCACTGCCGCTGTGCTGCGGGCGGGGCGGTGTAGAGGGGCGTAATGGTTGACGGCGCATCTACATGAGTCGCATCGACATGACGCGGCGGTACAAAAACTACTTCTTCTTCGCCGTTTGCGTATTTCCATATCCACGCCACAGGCTCCTGCACAGGTGCTGGCTGTGCTGCGGGTGGGGTGGTGTCGCCAAAGATTAATGGGCGCAACTTTCTGTCTTTGTCTGGGTATTCTTGATTTCGTCGGGCAAATTCATGCTCGGCAAATTGCTTGTTCTCAAACAACCCCGCCGGGCCGTGCAACCAAATTAACCACGCCACCGGCTCCTG